CAATTTGATGGTACTACAGATACATTCAATATCACTATTGATGGAGAATCATATACTCCGTTAAACGAAGAACAAATTGCTATCTCTATTAACAATGTAATTCTTGAACCAAGGGTCGATTATATTGTATCTGCGGATCAGATTGTATTTACAAATCCTCCATCAGGAGGAGATGCTTTCTTTGGTGTTGCATATGCAACTACAGCTGATTTAACAAGAACACTTAATTATGTTATAGACAGTGGATCTTTTCCATTGTCAACTGGTGTTAAAGGTAACATGACTATTGATGTTACTGGCATTATTGAATCTTGGACTATTGTCTCTGATACAGAGGGAAACGTTCAAGTTGATATACAAAAATGTTCTTATGATGACTTCCCGAATTTTACTTCTATTTGCGGAACAGAACTTCCAACTATAGGTGTTCTAAATCAATCTACAGGAAGAAAAAATAAAGATGATAATCTGTCAACTTGGAACACCACAGTAAATGCTGGAGATATTTTCCAGTTTGAAGTTAAGTATGCGGTAAACATCACAAGATTTGTGGTGTCGCTCAAACTGAAACTATAAATAGTATGTGATTATAAATAAAAATAAATCGAGAGATAAACACGGAGAGTTTACATGGCACTGCTAGTAACCGACAACGGTGAAATTGATTCTCTACGTAATCTGCTGAACTACAATCAGGAGATTCCTAGGAACCTAATTCTTAAGTTGTTCACCACAAACACATATCCCAACGAGAGTGATACTCCTTCGCAGACTGCGTATTACGAGCCATATACTAACAATAATTCGTTAGGTTATGGTAGCGCACCTGTAACTGGGTATCCTGCCGTTATCAATAATAGAACTGACCAGAACTATGCTAACAACTATGGCATTCTTCTGAATGGAAACAAATGGACTATTGAAACCCTTTCCAATGCTGCTGTAACTGTACAGGGCAGCGGTACTGCGGCAGAATATACAATCACCGTTGCTGCTAATACTGGCATCAAAAAAGGCGACTATGTAACTGGTGGTTCTGTTGGTGATGGAGCATACGTCGTAGACATCGACGGTTTAACTCTCCTTTTAAGCGTCAAGAACACTGGTACATTTGCCAATCAAAATCTCGATTTCGGTCAAGGAAGAACCACTGCTTCTTATCCAGAAGAGACGTTCACATTCTCTGGTGCTGCTGGCGATGTGTATGGTTACATGCTTGTTCGTGCTAACAACATGCCAACCACGATTCACGGCGTTGCAGACGCTGCTACCGCAGCTGCTGGAACCACAATCAGCAAGACTGGAATCCGTGGTACTATCGGTAACAACTATTTCACACTGGCTGCTGTATCAAACACCACTACTGTTACTGGTACTTCTGGCGAATTTGAAATTACTGTAGGATCTACTGCAGGTATTGCTCCATATCAACGTGTCACTGGTACTGGCATTGCTGCTGGCGCAAGAGTTATTGGTATTGCAGGAACAACTGTTTATCTCGATAAAGCAAACGCTGGTGCTGTATCTGGAAATGGCACATTCCAAGTTGAAGTAGGCGAAGATCTAACCGTTGGAATGGCAGTATCACAAACTGGAACTGCTGGTGTTATCGGTGGTGCTCCTAACGGCATCGATGCAAATACCATTATTACTGGTATTGATCACGAGACTGAAGATGCTGATGGAACTGTTATTGTTTATCTCAATAACGTTCTAATTGATAACATTCAGCCTTCAAACAACAACGACGAAGTTGAGTTTGACTTCAGCAAAGTCACTGCAACTGGTCATGGACTAGTTAAGGGAGATACAATCTACATCGATCAGGGAACTGGTAACACCACAACAACTCCTGGTACTTACACGGTATTCGATGTAATCGATGCTAACACCTTCACTACAACCAAGGCACTTAATGGCACTGGAGACTTAACTCTTTACAGCGCAATCTTCTTCGCTGAAAGATTTACAAATGGTCCATACGCTATTCAAAACGCTGGTGACCAGATCAAAGTCACATTGAACGTCAGCCTCGACTGATACAATCCATTTGAGTTTTACATTATGGGGGGATTGCAGAATAGCGATCCCCCCGTTTTTTATAACTTGGTAGCCTATGGTATTCTCCTACGCTGGTACTGGTAGAATACCCCAGTTCACTGCTGTTCAGTCACTGGGGTTAATTTCGTACAGCTATAATTCAGCAGTAGGAGAGGAATTTTTATATCTAGACTTTGGTAATGTAGGTCTAGATTACTGGGTTCTTGAGAACTACCAGAACACAGTTCTCTCTTCGATTCAAAATGAGCAATTAATTAATCTAACAGAAACTAGTGGTCCTGTCGCCACGTTAGATTACGGATCAATTAGTCAAATAGAAGCAGTATCTACCGAAGACTGGGGTCTCATTACTGTTTCTTCAAATATTACTTCGTTTGGATTCCTACATTATCAGTCTCTCGCAACGTGGTCTGTTGTCAACACATGGGTTGGCACAGGAACTGTATGGGAGATGGATGGAGGAACCAGATACAGACTGGATGCTCCTTGGATTGGCTCTGGTACGCTGCGCCTATTCGGCACTACAACCACTAATTATGTACCTGCGATTGCTACGGAGGGTCTGCTACCCCTCCGTAGTGACACTAGAATTGCGTTTAGTCCTAACTGGAATGCCTTCGGAACTATACTTGTCGAAGGACTGTCTTCATCTTCACTAGCGAAAGTATTTACTGGATCGTTAAATTCCAATATCAATGGTGCTGCTGGCATCGTTGCATCTCTACGTCATATTGGATCTGGCAATCTATTCTCACTCAACAACAGTGTTCTTTCCAGAACATATGATTATGTTGGCGGAGGAACTCTATTCACTGTCACAGGAACCAGCGAGGCGGTTACCTATGACTACAACCCAGACAGTATTGTATACTTTGAATATGAGGACTTCGGACTTGTTTCCGAGCTTCCTATTAATTCTATCGTTCTGCAAACAATTGCAAACGATCCTCTATCGATATATGCCAATGACAGAATTGTTGATCTAGTCGTTCAAGGATCAACTAGTGGAGACTTTATTGATTACGGTGACCTATTAATAGATGGTCAAGATCCCCCAGAAACTCTACAAACAGATTGGGGATACATTTGGGAAACCTACACCAAGTACCCAATGGGTCTTGGAAGACTACGTGGTGCTGCGGTTCAAAGATTTACACCAAACTATGTTGGTTCTGGTGGACTATTTGCATTCATCAATGGTATTGGAAGAACCAAACCAAGATGGATTGCATATGTCAATATTGGTATATTTGGAGAAGCAATCACCAACTTCAGCCTGCTCCATATTGGATCAGGAAGCCTGTTCTCACTATCGAATGCACAAGATAGTGTTCTTTATAATTACAGCGGTTCTGGGGACCTCTACGCCTTCTCTGGTGCAGCAGAAGCAGTTGGATTCAACCCACCAGATATTACTACAGATATTGCTCTTTCTGGATCTGCCAATGTTGCCTTCGCACCAAATTGGAATGCCGAAGGAACAATTGATATTGATGGATTCGCGACAGAAAGAAATACAGAATCTTACTTTGGATCGGGAACTCTATTCAACTTTGATAGTAAGGTCGAAAGAAGAACCTATGCATACAATAGTTCTTCAAATGTTATCTTCACACCATATGATTATGGTAGTGTTGCTGATAGTCCAATTGACTCAATTGTTCTACAGACAATTGCTAATGATCCATTAAGTCTATATGCATCAGATAGAATTATTGATCTAGTTGTATCTGGAACTGTTAGTGGATCATTCTATGATTATGGAGCAATCATCACTGATGGTCAGGATCAACCAGAAACAATCACTGATGATTATGAATATATTACAGAGACTGTTTCTAGATACGCTCTTGGGGGTCTTCACTTTAACGGCACTGCCACTGTCAGAAGAGAGTTCTCTTACTTTGTTGAACAGAATCCAGATCATGCAGACATTCGTCTTTGGGTTGACGGTATTGGAAGAACCAAGCCTAGATGGATTGCATATGTTGAGATTGATCTGTATGGAGAAGGAGTTGATTCTGTTAGCAGAAGTGAAGTTGGTTCTGGATCTCTATTCAACTTTGTATCTTCAGAAGAAAAACGTTCCTATGGTTATCAAACCGAAGGAACACTCTATGCTATCAGTGGTGCTGCAGAAGCCTTTGGAGCAAATCCACCCGATATCACCACAGACCTTCAGTTCTCTGGTTCAGCAGATGTTGCATACGTACCTAACTGGAATGGATCTGGTCTATTAACAATAGATGTTGATCATGTTGTTCTAACAACATACAGTGAAGTAGGTTTCGGTAATCTCTTCAACATTGGCAATAAGGTAGAGAGAAGAACATACTCTTATAATTCTGTATATCCAACATCCGATGTTAGATTCCAGAATCTTGATTATGGACTCGTATCAAACGAGGTAATTGATTCCTTCGTTCTTCAAGATATTGCAAATGATCCACTGTCTCTATATGAGGATGACAGGATCATTGATCTTGTATACACTTCCAGCACAAATACACCAGTATTTGACTACGGTCTTGTATCAGATCCAAACCCATCAATCACAGATGATTACGAATTTATCTGGCAGACTGTTGGTAGATTCGCAATGGGTGACTTCAGATTTACTGGAGCAGCCAAAACCAACTTCAGCCTCACTCATGCTGGTAGTGGTCAGATCACTGTTGATATTGACACAACAGTCCAGATTAATCCAAGATGGAATGCCGATATCTTTATTGATGTCACTGGAAATGCTGTTGAGAAAAGCACGAAATTCTTCAAAGGATCTGGATTCTTACCAACAATTATCAGCACAACAGATTCCAGAACCTTTGCTTATGATGGAACTGGCAACCTGTTTGGATTTGTTGGCGGAGAAGAATCTGTTACCTTCGACTATCCAATACCAGATCTTGATATCACAATTACTGGTGCTGCTGCGGTTGCATATGTACCAAACTGGAATGGTTCTGGAGTATCAGTATTCTCTGGTGAAGGTGTTGAAAGAGTTGCATTCGATTATGTCGGCAAGGGAGTTCTATACAACTTCGAGACTCTTATTGAGAGAAGAGTATATCATTACAACACCACGTCAATTGATGAGTATGTACACCTTGATTATGGTCTCGTTAGTAGCCCAGCAATTGATTCGGTTGTTATCCAGACAATTGCTAACGACCCACTAACGACATACCAGAACATCAAGATTATTGATCTGGTAACACCTGGATCTACTTCTGGTAATTACTTCGATTATGGATATCTAGAACAACCTCTCGTTGCTGGTCTGTTTGGAGTTCAGGATGCTCCAGATGTCACTGATGATTATCAGTACATTCTTGATAGCGCGACAATCTATCCATTCGGTAGATTGCAACTTGGTCTTGCTTCTGTTGATACCAAGACTAACTTTAGTCTCCTGCATATTGGTAACCCAGAAGGAGCACAAATTAAGATCGGTGGTGAAGTTGAAGTCGCTCTGCCAAACAAACACCAAGGCGATGGCACTCTGTTCGCAATCGAAGGTGCGGCAGAATCTGTTACATACAGCCCAGATGATCTTACTGGTCTCTTCGAGTTTGTCGGATTTGCTTCTACCAGAAGAATTCCAAACTTCAATGGTGGCGGTACAATTACTCTCGATGGAGAAGCATACAGCACGGTTGCATTTGCTGGATTCCAAGAGAATACAATTCTTATTTCTGGTACAGCAGCAGAGAAGTATACTCCTTCTTACGTTGGCGATATCAGAATTGGTACATTCTCTGGTGCGGCCGAAGCAGTTGCATTCAATCCACTAGAAGAACAGATCCTATTCTCAATCAGTGGATTTGCATCACAAAGATTTACCAATTCTTATATTGGAAGTGGAGATCTGTTTGCCATTGGTGGTCTGGTCGAATCTGCAAGTGTTGCGGAAGACAAGAGAGTTCTGGTTTCTATCACTGGTTCTGCTGCCACAAGAAGAGTTCCAAACTTCAATGGTTCTGGTTCTATCTCTGTACTTTCTGGCGCAGCAGAATCCAGAACTGCAAGCCCCGACGATCTCACTGGTCTCTTCGAGTTTGTTGGATTCGGCAAGGTCAAGTATACAGCAGCGTACTCTGGATCTGCTCTACTCAAGCTGTCTGGAACGACCGAGCCAGAAATCCTCACCTTCGCAGAACAACCAACAGTACAAGTTGTTGTTTCTGGTGTTGCGGCAGAAAGTTTTACTCCACGTTATGTTGGCGACATCAGAATTGGCACATTCTCTGGTGCTGCAGAAGCTGTTACCTTCAATCCACTGGAGAGAGACATGCTCTTCTCCATCACAGGAAGAGCAACAGAGTCCTTCAGCTTCGGAAATTACGAAGCAGATGCAGATATCAAGGTTTACGGTCAACTTGCGAAGACTCCAAACCTTACATTTGCAGAGCAACCAACTGTTCAGACATCGATCTTTGGCGAAGCATTTGTTATCAACGTCGATGTATATCTGGCAGAAGGAACTATCTTCTCGCGTGGTCTGGTATCCGAGTCCAAGACAGTCAAGCTTCCACCTATTGTTCCAGCAGACATTCGTCTTTCTGGCACAGCAACAGAGGCAGTTGGATTCAACCCACCAGATATTACAACCCAGATCAAGATTTCTGGCGGAATTCCAGAACCACTTCTCACATTTGCCGAGCAACCAACAGTACGTGTTGCCATCAGTGGCGTTGCTATCGAGAAGAATACCGAAGTTTACTTTGGTACTGGATCTATTTTCTCTCGTGGAATTACTTCAGAGTCTGTCACCAGAAAGCTACCAGAGTTTACTGCTCATCTCAACATCAATGGTGTTGCGACAGAGAGTGCAACATTCAGAGAGATATTCTTCGGTTCTCTATTCACATTCAGAGGATCTGCATCTCCAGCACTCCTCACATTTGCAGAGAAACCACAAACTCTCGGACGTATTAGTGGCGTTGCTGCTACTACAAGAGCAAGAGACTTTGTTGGTTCTGGAAGAATTGCGACTCTATCTGGTGCAGCAGAAGCTGTTACTTTCAATCCACTGGAAGAGCAGATTCTATTCTCTGTCGATGGTATCGCAAGAACGAAATACTCTCGTACTTGGATTGGTTCTGGAAACATCAATGTATATCCAGAAGCAGCAGATATCAGATTTACTCCAAATTGGAATGTCGAAGGTACAATTCCTGTCAGTGGAGATGCTGTATACAGAACAGCAAAAGACTTTGTTGGCGATATCAGAATCGGCACATTCTCTGGTGCTGCAGAAGCTGTTACCTTCAATCCACTGGAGAAAGATTTACTCTTCTCGATTACAGGAAGAGCATCTCTTGCATATGCAGTATCTGAAGTCAAGTTCGTCGATGCTCGTATCTTTGCAGAAGATGTCAAAGTACATACTGTCAAGATATTCTCTGCTTCTGGTCTTGTCGATATTACTGGAGATGCCGTCGAAAGAATCACAAGTTCTTATGTTGGCGACATCAGAATTGGTACTCTATCTGGCGCAGCAGAATCCGTTACCTTCAATCCACTCGAAGAGCAGATTCTATTCTCCGCTACTGGATTTGCTACCTCAAGTCTTGTCAAGAAGTATGTCGGTACTGGAAATCTTTATGCTATTGGTGGCGCGGCGGAATCCAAGACAGTTGTATTGCCAGCAGAAGGTCTATACGATATTACGGGCGAAGCAAGAGTTGTCGTTACATTCTCCCATGTTGGCGACGGCAGTCTATTCAACTTTGTATCCTCTCAAGAAAAAGTTGCATACGATTATACTGGAGAGCAAATTCTTTTCAGCCTCTCTGGTCAAGCAGAAGAAAGAATCGTTATTATCGAGTCTGGATTTGGTTCTATCTTCTCATTCGCTGGAGCAGCAGAAAGAGTTGCATATGTACCAAGTCTCCTTGCAGATGTCAACATCAGTGGTGTTGCGGCAACTCCAAGAGCAAGAAACTTTGTTGGATCTGGAGATCTACCAGTATTCGGTGGTGCTGCAGAAGCAAGAACAATTACTTACGAGAATGTCGCAATCTTCGACTTCCTCGGTCAAGTCAAACCTGCTACCACCAAAGCTTACCAAGGATCTGGAGAGATTCAGATCAGCGGAGCAGCCGCAGATTCATTCACCAGAGCACCTTACTCTGGTCAAGTCGAGATCAAAGTATCTGGGCAAGCAGCAGAAAGAACAAGTGCCAGACCTCCAGAAATTACAACAGAAGTCAAACTTTCTGGAGAGGTCGCGGTACTACGCACCCAGGCGTTTGCTGGATCAGGAACGCTCAAGCTTCGCAGCGATACGATTATTGGTATCCGTATCCGCATCATTGGTACTGGATCTATCAAGGTCAGAAGTCAGACCAATTATACTCCACTACTCTCTCACATTCCAGACGTACACATTCGTCTTGAGGGTGCAGCGGCAACTGTCAAGATCGCTGTTGCTCCACCACGTACATACGGATGGATTATCTAATAGTATAAATAAAATTGGTATCCTAAATTAAATTTAATGACAACCCAGGTACAGTTTAGAAGAGGTACTACCGCTGAACACGCGCTGTTCACAGGTGCGGCTGGTGAGTTAACAATTGATACCGACAAGAATATGGCCGTCATTCATGACGGAAATACGACTGGCGGTTTTGATGTTTTTCGTGCTAGGTGGGAGTATTTAAATACAAGCACTACATTAGGAACGAGTTTAAGATATCTAGTGGATTCTTCTACTGGACCTTTAACTCTCACACTGCCATTGTATAACAATCAATTGGTTCCTAAACCTGGGGACACTATAGAATTTGTTGACATTAATTTTACATGGGATATAAATAATGTTACGGTAATCGATCCGATTGGCAGACAATTCCAGAATACGTTTGGAGTTATCTCTGATCCTTTAGTATTTGACGTGAAAGGAGCGAGAGTACAATTAATCTGGGACGGCACTTACTGGAGGGTAATCGTATCATGACAATGTTCATCAGCGATAGTTATAACTCATCATCTGGGGGAGGAGGAGGAGCTTCTTTTTCTTCCAATAGTTATACCCTAGGTAGTGATTTTACCATTCATGCTCTATACAGAGATGATGATGGTATGCTGAATTACACCAAGATTAGGAGTATTGATGACGAAATTGGAGATTTCTACAGATTAGATGGTACTCCATATCTCGATATCGCTACTGCTGTATATGATTATGTAGAAGAAACTACTGAAGAGAAGTCATATACAAATCATCCACAAGATAAATACCAACAGTATAGATTTGACAGTCGTAAAGTTTCATACTTTATTGACGATGACGGATATTTCGTTGCTAGATTCAACGAAACCTATGATTATACCACCGAGGGACCCAAGTAATTACGGAACATAAACATGGCAGATTTCAGATTAGGCAGACTCAAGTTTAATTGGAGAGGCGATTGGCAGGTTGCCACTGCATACGTCATCGATGACATCGTAAAGTTTGGTGCAAACACCTATGTTTGTATTTCAAACCATACGTCAGCATCGAATGAAACGCAATGGTATGGATCCGATGGTTCCAGATGGCAGCTCCATACAGAAGGTCTCTATTTCAGAGGAGACTGGGCTGACGCTACTTTCTACAGAACAAATGATATTGTCAAGTATGGCAATGATCAGTATAGAGTAGTAGTACCACACACATCCGCTGGATCATTTACTGGTCCAAACTTTATTTCTTATGTTTCTGGATTAAAGTTTGAAGACACTTGGGATGTAGGAACAGAATATCAGCGTGGTGATATTGTTCAGTATGGTGGTTATAGTTATCTAGCACTTACAGATAACCTAGCAACTGCTCCAAATACTAGTATTGATGTTACGTGGGAAATTCTCACCACTGGTTTTAAAGTAGTTGGTAACTGGAGTTCTTCCGATACTTATAAGCCAGGTGACGTTGTTCTACTTGGTGGTAACTCATATGTAGCAAAAACTACAAACACCAACTCAACACCAGCAGCTGGTTCTGCTGATTGGGACTTCGTTGTTGGTGGTTTCACCTGGAGAGGAACTTGGCAGTCTACCGACACTTACTTCCCTGGTGACGCAATTACAAGAGCAAGCAACTCATATATTTGTGTTGCCGAATCTACAAACAATCCTCCAGAACTAGACACCACTGGAACGTATTGGAACTCTTTGGCACAAGGAGCCCAGTCAAACGTTCTGACTGACAATGGTGATATTCTATACATTTCTGGTTCTGGTGCTTCTCGCTTGCCTATTGGCGCAACTGGAGAGGTATTAACAGTTGATACCAACGGATTCCCAGCATGGGAAAAGAACAACGTAACTGATCCTGTTTACTATGTTACCACAGATGGTAGCGATCTAAACACAGGTGAAAACATCGGCAAAGCATTTGCTTCACTTCGTCACGCTGTAGATAATATCACTGGACCTGCTACAATTTACGTTAAGGCAGGTACATACTTTGAAACTCTACCAATGATTGTTCCCGAATCGGTATCGATCGTTGGTGATAACATGAGAACATCTGTTATCAAGCCAGACACTGGTAATCCAAGTTCTACTATTAGATTGGTTTTAAATCAAGTTCCTGATGCAGCAAACAGAGTTGCTGGTGAAATTTGCACAACTAGTGATGGTACGAAGACCGCTTACATCATGGATGTACGTGATGGCGGAGGAACAATTGATATCCTTCCTATTACTGGTGGCGTTTGGACTACATCAGACTTATTTGAAAATGGTAATGTTGATATCACCATCAGTTCCGTATCTCCAATTCTCAACGAGAATTCGACGATGTTCTACATGTCCAACAAGTCCATGCTTAAGGACCTTGTAATGGATGGTATGAATGGATTTGTACAATCTGGTTCTGATCCTAAAGACCTAAACACGGCAACCATTGGTGGTGTATTCCTTCGCTTGAATCCCAACTCACCAACAACCAAGTCACCATACATTTCACAGTGTTCTGCATTCTCCGACACTGGTGTTGGAGCTATTGTTGATGGTGACGTTCATAAGAAGTGGGAAGGAACTCCAACACCTTCTAACAAGTCAATGCTATTTGACTCGTTCACACAAATCTTCGACACGGGCGGTATCGGTTTCTGGATTACAAATAATGGTAACTCCGAAATCGTTTCTTCGTTCACCTACTATGCTTTCGCATCATATGTTGCAACCCGTGGTGGTAATATTAGATCTCTTGCTGGTAACTCTTCTTGGGGTACTTACGGAATTATTTCCTCTGGATTCAACCAAGACGAAACTACTCTAGATGGATTTATCGATGGTCTAGAACTTAATTACGATATCACCACTCTTTCAACTGGTGCATCCTTCGAAGGTGGAGAAAGAATTATTGGCGGCACTTCAGGTGCTGTTGGTGAGGTAACTAGTTTCCAGCCTTCGGCAGATAAAATTCTGTTCCGCCCATTAAAAGGAAACTTCACCCAGAATGAAGTTGTTACTGGTCAAGATTCTGGCGCTTTTGCAACTCTCGTAAACAACTCCGATGCACAACAAGGTGTTAATGGATTTACATATGTTCTTGGTGGATTAACTTCGGCACCAAAAACTGGTGGTTCGATTGAATTTGTAACTGGTCCTGGTGGAGCTGGTGCAGATCCATTCACTTATGTAGTTGCTAACTCTTCATACAATCCTTCTAGAGGTGAGGGAGAGTTGACAGTAACCAGAGGACTTTTAGGTTCCACTGCAGTGGCACATGATGGTCTAGGAACCGTTATCAGATATCAGACTGGTACGGCAGTTTCGTTGACTGCTCCTGTATCAGATGCAGTCACTACAACGATTAGCGTTTCTTCAATTACTGGCATCAACACTGGTGGTTATGTAATTGTTGATGACGAAATGATGGAAGTTGTTTCATTCCCAACACCAACAACAGTTGAGGTTGTTAGAGGAGTTGAAGGAACAACAGCAGCTCCACATAACTCTGGCATTACTGTAAGAGCTCTTCAAATTAAGGTTCCTAATGAAACAACTACTTTGAGAGATCTTGATGCTACAGAGACAGTCATCCTAGTAGAATCAAATACTGGCACACTATCTTCTGATTATATCAGAATTGATTCGGAATTCATGCAGGTTGTTTCTTCCGATGCAATTACAACTGGTGTAACCACTGTTGTTCTTGCAGAAACAAAGCCAACCCCAACATATGATCGTCAAAACACCAAGATTAGATATCTGTATTCACAGGTTCGTCTAACTGGTCATGACTTCTTGAACATTGGTACTGGAAGTAAGACACAAACAAACTTCCCAGGTCTACCTCTTGTAGATAACGCTCCTGGAAACGAAGTTACTGAAGACTTCCCAGGTCGTGTATTCTTTGTATCGACTGACCAAGATGGTAACTTTACTGTTGGTCGTTACTTCAGAGTTAACCAGGCAACTGGTAGCACAACCCTGAACGCATCGTCCTTTGACCTGTCTGGTCTAACATCCTTGAGACTTGGTTCTATCGGTGCTCAAATCGGTGAATCGATTAATGAATTCTCAAGTGACGTTACACTATCTGCTAATAGCAACGCTAAAGTTCCTACACAGAAAGCAGTTAAGACTTACGTTGACACCAAAACGAAGACGAAAGGATTCACTTTCTGGGCGGGAGCAATGTGATCCCCTCTTTATAAATACTACTAAATACTCGCATTTTCAAAAAAATTTAAGGAGAATACAATGGCTTCTGGAATTCTGGGGACACAAGCTTCCCTTCAAGCAAATACTCTAACTACAATTTATCAGGTTCCCGCTGACACGGTTTCCTATTTGAATTTCAACGTCGTAAACACGAACGCTACTCCCGTCAGCGTTCGTGTGGCACTAGCGGCTAGCGGAACACCAACAGCAGCAGAGTACATTGAATACAATGCAGAAATTGCTGGTTATGGTGTTCTAGAAAGAACTGGTATTGCTCTTCAATCAAATAAAGTTCTTGTAGCACTTTCAGACACTGCAAACGTAAGCATTTCTGTTTACGGTGTAGAAGAAGACGCTTGATAAATAATACAAAGGAGACTTAAGAACAATGGGACGCAACCTATCAGAAGTTACAGATACCAGAACAACGGTGGCTATTACAGCAAACCATAGTATTTTATCAGGAGAAATTCTTCTGATCGATACTACCGCTGGTTCAGAACTCACACTTACTTTACCCGCAAACCCACGTCAGGGAGATAGAATCAATCTAATTGATGCTGCTGGACAATGTGGGGTAACCAAGGCAATCATTGCTAGAAACGGCAACAAAATTGCTAACCTAGCAGAAGACCTAGATTTTGATATTAAAAATGCTTCACTTGAATTAATCTACACTGGATCTTCTTATGGTTGGTCGATTCTTTCTAACTAATTCATCTGAATAAGGAGGGATAGACCTATGTCAAGTTTAAGAGATCTATTAGATGTAGCGTCAACGGACGCTTTACCAGTAGCTACATACTACGGACCACAAAATGCTCACCAAATCTGGTGGAGAGGTGGACACTGCTGGCAATATGACAGCAGCCACAACTATGCGTGGCAAGAGTTTTCTTGGTGTGTTCCATGCTGCTGCATTTGTAAGGTTCAGTTTGAAGTCTGGGGTGGCGGCGGAGGCGGCGGCGGTTCCTGCTGCTGTATGCATGGTACTACTGGCTATTCTGGTCAGTACAACAAAGTTACTTTATGTGCTGGAGAATTAGGAGCTAATCATCTGGATGGTTGCTGCTATTGTTTCTGTGCAGGTTCTGTTACTTGTAGACACCCTGGTAACGGTGGTTTTGATGGTTGTAAGTCTTTTGTTGTTGGTCCTGGTTTAAACAACTTCTGTGCTTGTGGCGGTTGCCATGGTTACGCTTGCTGCTTCGGTGGCGGTAGTTCCAGATTTGGTTGTCAGTTCCGTATGAACTGGCAAACAGGTGCTCCACATTGCAGATGGCAGTGTGATAAGTATTACGAAGAAAGAGAATGCAGAGACTACTGCTGTGAAGCTGGCAGAGAGTATTGGGGTCAAGTAGGAAGCTACGGTCAAATGGATTGCCAAGACTGTGGTAACTGGTGTTTCTGGAAGAGCTCCACGCCAATGGCACCATATCAAGATGGTAAGTTCGGAACCTTCAATATCCAAAGAATTCATACTATGGCGACTTGTGGACAAACTGAAACAGGTTGGTCTCAAGGAAATAATGGCGGTACATCTGGAGACTGCTTCAGAAACGGACCTCCTGGACAAGGTGGATTCACTTCTTCCACATATGGCGGTGGTTGCTGCTGTTCTTCGCATGGATCAGCAGGTCTTGTTAAGGTAACTTGGTTCTGTAAGGTATAAAAAAATGGCAAATTTAAGAAGTTTATTAGGAAGAGAATTCGACTCTACAGTATTAGATACTGCCGCTACTTTTGGTAGTTACGATAAAGTAAGAGACGGTAAAGTTTTTAATTTTGCTCCTTACTGTAACTTAAGCTGTGATAGTAGCTATCGCGGTTACTGCATGGAATTCTGGTGTGTTCCATGTGGAACTACCAGCATCACCTTCGAAATCTGGGGTGGTGGCGGTTCTGGTGGCGGCGGATGCTGCTGTATGCAAGGAATCCCTGGTGGTTCTGGTGCATACTCCAGAAAGACTTTACAGTATCCAGAGATTCAAGGTGGCTGGTGCTACTTCCTTAAGGTAGCAGAACCTACTTGCTGTTCTGCATGTTGCTGCGGTATCCGTGGATGTAAGAGTTACATTAGTGGATGTAATCTATCCAACTTCTGCGTAGAAGGAGGTCTTCCTGGAAAAACCTGCTGCTATGCATTCTGGGATACTACATTCCGTTGTCAGGATAGAATCTACTTTAATGGTTGTGGAGGTTGGTCTCCTTCTACCGACTGTGCTTGTGCATATGGTGGAGATGAGAATATCCCTGGAAGACCTGGATTCTTCAGAACATACAACACATCCGATAACTGCTATGCGAAGATTGGTCTGAAGTATCCACCAAGATTGATTGACGAGAAAGGTGGTTACCTGATGTCTAACGTTAGAGGTAATGCTTGCCTTAATCAACAGACATTCTGTCAAGGAACAACACCTTGGGCTTTCAGTGCTAACTGCAACGCCACATTACCTGGAGTGGGTGGACCATCAGCAACTTCCTGCGGTGGTGGATGCTGTTATGGATATAGAGGAATGGGCGGATACATTAAAATTACCTACTGCTCCTGCTGGATGGGTGTCAATAGAAACTGTGCTTATCACTTCTGTAACTAAATAGCATTATAAAGGAAAGTAACCAATGTCTAATTTACGAGATCTACTTGGGATTGTAACAACTGACTCAATTCAAGGATTGGCAGCTGCTGATCCTGTAACTAAATTGCCACCATATCCATCAAAGGAATATGAAGTAATGTACATCACGGCACAATGTGGTGCTACATGTGATGGATATACTTCCAACTATGGATACTATGATTATCCTGATTGGAAAGTTCCCGCCAATACTACCGATATCATTTTCGAAATCTGGGGCGCTGGTGGCGGCGGCGGAGCTGGTTGTTGCTGTACCCGTGGTGTTCCTGGTTCTTCTGGAGCATATGCATTCAAAAAACTAACAGGAACTCAAGTTGTTCCTGGATGTGCATATTCAATCGAAATTGGCCAACCAGGATCTAGATCAACTTCTTCTTGTGGAAACCCAGGAGGAAAGACATTTATCACTGGATTCAATCTTTCCAATTTCTGTGCTGATGGTGGTCATGCTGGTTGTTCTTGCTGCAACATGTGCTGCTGTACTTGGGCAACTCTTTGCAATGTTTGCTGCAATGGTCCTTGTGCTCTATACTATGGTGCTGATGGTGGCGCTTACGGAAACCCTGGAGTTGGATC